TTAAATCTCTAGTAGTTTCAATACCTTGATTCTTAACGCTGTCAGCAATATCTTTATCATCCTTAAGATAGATTGGTATAAAACCATATTCCTCTTGATATCTTACACTGTACCTTCTACCTGTTTCATCATTGTCAAATAAAACAAATATCATAGAAAATTTCTCTCTTAGAGTATCTATTACCTCTCTTGGAAGAATAGTACTCTCTGCATCAGGAGCAATTGCCTCTATATTAGTTATACCTAATAGATTAAAACAAAGGAGATCTTTTAGTGATGCAACAAGTACAAGGTACTTGCTACTATATTTAAGTTGTTCAAGTCCTTGGACATAATCACTTATCTTTAAGAACTTTTTTGCAACAACTTTAGGTTGATAGATTTTATAAAGTGTCCCATCATTCTTAAAATAACCATAAATACAATCCCTTTGAATTTTCATTCTGTCCTTCTCATGCTCTCCTTTCTCTCTCGTAAGTTCATAGTAATCCAGTGGACTAATATTGTATGACTCTAATAATTTTGATGATATCTTATAAGCTGACCAGTAATTTCTATCATTGGTATTCCAATGTCTAATCTGAAAATCTGATAATCTAAACCTTGCAGCTGCAGATATTGGCTCTGTAACAACAGTGTTAGATTCTCTACAATAATCTTCATAATCAGCCATTATTTTAGCTTTTGCACCATCTCTACTAAGATTATATAGCAACTCAACTAATCTAATTGCATCTCCCTGGTAGCCAGATGAAAAATCTTTAAACTTATACTGTCCCGATCTACCATCAAAGTAAATTATCATTGATGGAATCTTATCAAAGGGATTAAATATTGATTTAATTTTTACAGACTCACCATTGAGTCTCACACCAATTGATAGATAAAACTCAAATATCCACTCTCTAGGTACCTCCCATAAATTTGTTATCAATCTTGTTGAAATCATACCACTAAATTTAAAAACATAAGGGGACCATCTCTGATCCCCATATACTTGTGTAGTTTAGTCTAGGTTGAAATCAGAAGATGATTTTTTAGGAACTATGATATCATCATCATCACCAAATCTATCTACCTGTTTTGGTTCTTTTGGTTTTATGATATGTTTCTCCCCATCAAATTTTAGAACTTTTGAGCTGTCCATTTCTCCAAATGCATAAATTCCATTTGTATTGCTCGGAAAAAACAAATTATAATCTTTATAACCGTCCTTATTTTCATACTCTTTTCCAGCAATACATGCATCTATATATAGATCATTAAATGGTGCATTTTTATTAAATGCTTCTACAAAGTCCTCAATTGTGGAATGTTGATTATGCTGCTCTTTCATCCAATCAGAAATGTTTAAGGCTCTAGTTAAGTTCTGCAAGAACATTAAGATTGCTCTATCTCTTATAACAGGAATACCACTCTTAGTCTTTCCATCAGCAAATGCATAGTAACTTGCTTTAATTTTACCGATTTGTCCTTGATATCTTCCCTTTGATTCATCATTATCAACTAGAAAACCTTCAAATCCCTCAATTGGTTCTGTTTCAGCATGCAAGATTACATGATATGCTCCATCAATAAATGTGAATGGTTCCAACTCTAATCTGTGAATTTTAACCCGGTGATTACCTGGTTGAATCTTTTTTGGTAACTTTTTACTTCCGTCACCACTTCCTAAATCTAATGTACTTAACGCCATTTTACTTTACTTTTTAAATTATTAAACAAAAACTTTATCCCATGATGTGTTTAGAACACCATCAATCATCTCAGAAATTACTATTTCTTCATTACGCAAATGCTCTGGTCTTGCACCACAAGTAACCTCTTCATTTGTCTTGAAAGACAAAATAGTCTGATTACCTTTTCTATACATATACCCAATTGCATCAGCTTGTGCACAAATTAAGGACTTGATTTTACCTGTCAAATCAATGTTTGCAGACATAACCATCTCACCCTTATCATCAACTACTTTATCTTTAATATGACCAGATAAAATAATTGTGGGTGCTAATTTATCAATAAAATCTAAAACCTGAAAGAATGCCTGACGAATATATAAATATCCAGCACCATTTGCTAGAGTTGTTACATTATCACCATCATAGTTCTTACCCATTGCTGTTTGTCTGTATAGATTTACAGCTAATGGCATTACCATATCCTCCAAAGCTGTTACCGTATCAATTGTAACATATTTGTATGGATATCCTGCTTCCTTGATAGCTTTACCAATCTCTTTCAACTCCTGAAGACTCTCAGCTTTAAGTTTCATTGCTTCTACATAATCAGAACCATTCTCTAAATCAATAATCAGATTACCATCTAAACCTGCATATGCAGTAGTTTTACCTGTTTTTGGCTTTGAATAAATCACAATTCTTTTAGGATTTACTCTATCAGCCTTTACTTTACTTGTTGGAAGTACTATACTCATATTATTTCTTTTTTAGTGCTACAGCTAATCTCTGGATATTCTCTGCAATATCAAGTAGAATTATTGAGACAAGATCAGAGGAATCATCACTATTTCCACTATTAATCTCTGGAACAAATTCTGCCTCAAAATTGGGAAATTGATTAATAACCCTCATCTGCTCCTTTGGAGCTGCAACGGGTTCTTCATCTTTTCTTTTTTCATATTCTGCAAAAGTCATTTCTTGATTCTTCCAAACTACCTTTAGTTCAGATAGATTTACAAGATATGATTCCCAGTAATTACCCTCATAACCTCCTTTCTTCACAGGGTATTCACTTGTATAATGTGGGTTAGCTCTATAAACAAATAGCGGTCTATTTGAATCATACGGAACAAGATCAACTACACTTTCTTCATGATCTTTAACCTTTTCTACTAGCTCAATATACAAATCTTTATTCTTCCTCAGTTCTCCCTCAAAAAGTTGTACATTTTTCCCAGGTAGATTACTCAAATTAGAATAAAATGGTGTCTTAATTGTAAAATCACTACTAAGTGCTCCTACCCCATCCAAGACCCTCTTGTGTTCTAAGTAATAGTCCTCTCTCCTGTTTTTCCGAATTAAATTTTCATCTTTTATCATACTTTATTATTTACTATTTCACTTGCTGGCGGTGAATCAAGTTCTATAAATCTCATAGTACTCCTATCAAGACTATAAAAGCCTATCCTTGTTGTACCATTTCTAGACTTTAAGAAGTGAAACACCAATAAATTTTCATCTTTAATAATTAATCTGTCTGGTCCATAAACATTTAATCTTCTATCAAATGGTCTATTAATACCTATTACAATATCAGCATGCTGCAATAGTGCATCTGACCCATAAATATCTGAGTCCAAGATATAATTGCCATATGTACCAGGTTTGTTTCTCTCAGGAGAATCACTGCCCCTATTCAGTTGACTAAGAATAAGAAAGGAAAGAGGATACTTTTTCTTCATGTATGTCATTGCCTCACCAAGATTGTTCAGCATTTCAAACTTATCTTTCTCATGCCTGTCTTTCTTTAATAAAGCTGAATGGTCAACACACACTAGTAGATTTCTGTAGACCTCTCTTTCTCCATTTTCATCAACAATAGTTTTTTTATATTTCTCACATTCATCATGTATTGATGCACACATCTCATTCACAGTACACGGGTCATATATTACATTAGCTCTTCCCTCTGAATCAATTGAGTCATAAATATTAATCAGATTCCTAATAGCATCTTTACCTAATTTTTCATACTTGCTCATTAAAATTTCATAAGATAACCCACTCTTTACTGAGAGTTTTCTAACACCATCTGTTTCATCAACCATTTCCAACTGAAATTTTAGTATCCGAAAATCCTGGTCTTTATTCAATTCTACAATATCAGAGGTCATTTGTTCCATAAATAATGTCTTGCCAACACCAGGTCTAGCACCTACAACTGTTATAGTCCTCCACTCAATACCGTTTACAAATGCATCATTAAATTTTGGCCATGCTGTTTTTAGTGGTCTTATATTACCCTTACTAACATCAATTATCTTTTGTATGGCTTTCTTTATAGTGTCTTTCTCACTAACCCTTGTAATTGGATGGGCTCCATCAAATAGTTTCTTACTCATACATATCTCTCCTTAAACCTTGGAGAATCATCATCAACATTATTGATAATCATCTCACAATAGTTTGCTAATTTTGAGTCAAATGTTTTATCAAGAGACTGTTTTCTAACAAAGTATTGAGAATTACTCATATAATCAAATCCATTTTCTGAGTATTCATTAACATACTTTTTAGTTGCATTAAATATTATCTCCCAGTCATAGTTGTAATTCTCGAAAAACCACCTAAAACCAGCTTCTAAATTCTTTGCATTTACTCTTGCATAACTCCCGCTTGGTAACTTCTTGTTTGGAAATAAAAGATTATAACTAGTAATGTTATCCATAAAATCTGGACCCATAATAATCTGGGCACTTTTCTTTTTACTCTTTCTAAAATATCCGCTTATTTCCTCGATAAAGATAATACTTTTATCTGTAATCTCCAAATTACTTCCCAACCAACCTGCATTTCTTAATCTTGTAATTTCAAGACTAGAATTTACAATATCTGTTGGTTTAGTTTTCTTAGAAAGACTATATAAAACATAGAAACTATTGGGTGTTATCTGTTCTCTAATTAATTTCTCAAATAATTCCTCCATACTACCAATTTATATTTTTACCCGAAATCTTTTTTACTATAGCTCTAGTTCTCATGAATATATTATCAGAATCCCATTTGGAACCCGAATATGCTGCACTTGCTGGATGCTTTACAGTAAATTTATAAGTTGTATTATCACTTGTCAAAACTGACCATTCTTCAGCTTTTTTACCCATATAAACATATATCAGTCCTGGATTATAATTATTTAACCAATCCAATAGATATGCAGTAAATGGTTTCCAGATGTCATAGTGTGCACCAATTTTACTCACCTCTGTAGTTAATGCAGTATTAAGTAATAATATACCCTGATTTGACCATCTTTTCAAGTCTACATCAGTGCTTACCTGTTCTTCGTTGTAAACAGTTTTGTTTACTTCATTTAAGATATATCTCAGACTTGGTTGTAATCTGTTTGTATTACTACAACTAAAAGCAATACCATCTGCAACTCCAACCTGTGGATATGGATCCTGACCTACAATAACTATCTGTAATTCATTATAGGGACACTCCTCAAATGCTCTAAATATCTGTCTTAACGTGGGTGTGAACCTTTTTCCATCTATACTTAGTTTGTATAACTTAATTAGTATGTCATCAAACTCAGAACTAAATATAAAAGATTTAAAAACCCTACCCCAACCGCTTGGTTCAAGTTTATCAAACAATTTTTGTTTAATTTCATCAATTTCTAACTCTGTTTTCATTTTTTTATTATTTTTGTTAAAATTATAATTATGCCAGTAAAAGTTTTAGAAGTAAAAGATGATTCTCTTGTAGACATTAAAGTAAACAAAAACTATTACTTTATGACTAAAGCCAGCTTAGCTTATCTATTCAAACTAAATATGGATAAGGGTGAAGAAGCTGAAGATCTAGAGTCTATCAAGGATTTAAACTACCCTGATATGTCTGATTTTCAAAGAGCATTCTACACCCTCTCTCTATTAGTAGCAGAGATAGAAAGGTCTGCAAAACTACAGGACAAAGTAGAAGAAAGAGAAATACTTGTTCCCGGTGATGAGGGTTATGTACCTCCTACCCAAGGTTAAGATTAAAATTATCTTTACCAATATCTATACAACTTTGTATAGCCAACATTAATTCATCTTTAGTACAGTTTGCAAATGATTTATCTTGCAAACCTGATCTCTCTTTTATTAGTTGTTTCATATCATTAAAGTTATATCCCGACTCTTTTGACAACTCTCTAATACAAGCATGTACTTTTGCAAGTTGTAACTTTGAATGGTCTTGACCAACAATGTCTATATACATCTCTACAACTTGACCCTCTTTGATCTTGTCTACAAATATCTCATATGATAATTTATCTTGTAAACCATTAAAGATTAGTTTTCCATTTTTTTTAATAAACTTACCACTAAACATACTAACAAGTAATAAGGTTCATAATCTCTAGGAACTGTAAAAAATGCTCTTTACTCTCTATCCGTATAGATGGTATCTCAAAGCATTTAATTTCCCAACTATCATTCTTTACATCAGTATTATCAGTACTATGCAATACTATCTGATCACACAATTCTTTTTGATAAAAATAATAATCATATCCATTCTGACTTTCATTATGGAGTATATCTACTTTCTCAAAACCCAATTCTATTATTTCTTGTTCTGTCATCTTTATATTTGTTTCTTAAATATTCTGCCCAATCATCTTGTTTTCTACCATTTATAAAAAACCATCCAAGATTTAATTCAAACCATTTTATAAAAATTTTCATTTTTCTACCATTGTTTGCATAAACACATGATGATTCAATACTTCAAATGCATATGTATTCTCTAGTTTAGAATATGCTTTGTTTTCTTTTGAATATATCCCGTGTTCTTTAATTCTTAAATTTCTAAGACTCTCTATAGTTAATGTAACCATAGTAAGATTATCTCTATCATCTGATTTCATCATACCCACAAGGTTTCTGATTTCAGTTTCTGAGACATAATTATACTTCTTTAACAACATTAACTCAGCCATATATACAAAGGGCCGGAATTCATCCTTTTTACTACCCTTGTGATACATATACCATAAATAGTTTAGATTACCATCCTGACCATCTGTAATATTATAATGTTCTTCAGCTATTGCTATAACTAATTTTTTAAGTTCTTGTATTTCCATTTTATAAGATTTATTAGGCTTTCCATCTACTTTTAACGTTGATATATGCAGAGGCACTTTTGTTAGAATCAAATAATCTAACCTCTCCAGATTTATCTGTTACAAATTCCCATTTGTTAAAAAATAGTAAAAACCTGATTTTTTTCTGCACTACAAACTTGGTTTCATTAAACTCACCAGTTCTTACAATCAGTACTCTATACCCCTTTCTTTCCTCTCCTTTTCTAAAAATAATCATATGTATTGTTTTATTTGGTTACCTGTCCAGTTTAATCTGATTCTCATCTAGTATTTCATAGAACTTGTTTCTGATTCTCTCTACCATATCCCACTCTTCTTCTTTAAGTTCTTCATATTTCCATAGTGTTCTTAGCTCCTGAGAGATCTCCCATAATGCTGCGTACATATTACTACCTTTTGTAGCAAAATCAAATTCTGTTTGATCTTCAGGTAGATTAAATTCTAGTGTTGCTTTCATATCTCTTTCTTTAGTTTATAAGCTTAAAATTTTTCAAGTTTTTAAGTCTATAACCTGATATTATTCAGGTAGTTCTTCTCCATCTTTACCAGTAACTATACCCATTAGCTGTTTCATAATAGCTTCTGATTTATCTCCCCAGAACATATCACATTTAAATACATTATCTGTAATACTGTATGGTGGATCTAGAAAGTATGCTTGCCAATGCTTATTAGGTATAGAACTGAATCTTTTACATTTTTCTTTTACCGGGCATTCAAACCCATAGCACATAGTTATATCAGCCATGTTAATTTTTGTCTAAATTACTATTTTTTCTTGACTCTTTGTAATCAATAAAGAAGCCGGTGGCTACTATAATGTTCATACCAAAGGACATTAATATCTCATGGATGTCAGCATATACATTCATTGATAAATGTATATGACCAACCATCCAAAAAGGTATGGACAAGTTTTGGCTTACCCATACCAATAGATACCTTACAAAGTGTTTCACTTATTAACAATATAATTTAATGCAGCAGTACTACCTGACATTTTAAATTCAAATATATTTACACCACATGATGTATCATTTATTCTTAATTTAACAGAGCTACATGCTTTAAAATCAGTAAGACAATCTGCAGTCAATAAGTTATCCACAAAAAATACAACATCTCCATCTGCAGAAGCTACTGCACTAAATGTATATTTCTTATATACTCCACTAACTAAAAAAGACACATCTACTGTTATATAATCTCCACAAGTATATCCTCCTGCTATATAAAAAGAAATAGCACCATCTACATTCTCAAGTTTAAGCCAAGATCCGTTATTTTCTGCTGTATAAGCAATCCTATATGGAGTATCGAATCCATTATTAACAGTTTCATATGTCCATTGTGCACTTGCTGTATAACTTAGTGCTAATCCTATTGTCACTAATAATAATTTTTTCATTTTTTTGGTTTTTTAATTGTCTTACTTTCTTCAGACTGATTCTCCTTTAGAATCTTCTGTAGCCTCTCCCAGATCTGTTTGTTTATTAGATTGTAGTCTGGCTCTTTCTTGCGCTCTTTCATACTCTCTCCAATGATAAATATTTAAATCTCTCATTCTTAACATATCCCCGATTGTCATATCTTCTGGAACACCATTATTTGCATCCATAATCTGCATATATATTTCTTTCATTCTTCCCATAACATCCTTATACTTTTATCTAATATAAATTTAATTGTTACTCTTATATCTTGATGACCATAAATAGACCCAGCAGCTTTTAGTTTATTGTACATATTCCTACTAATATCAATCTGAACTCTTTTGTTCCTTTGAACTTGTTTTGCACTTTCTATAACACTAAAGTCAAACGGATACATTTGAGCAAAGACATAAACATTTGCTTGAAACATCTTATCACTGTGAAACTGAATAGCTATTTTCTTATTGTAGTTGATCTTAGACCTTTTAAATCCAATCATATCTGCAATATGTAGTTCGGCCATTCCAAATCTATAAGCCAGTAGTCCTATAAGATAACTTCTTTGATCAACAAGTGATCTTGTTCTTAAATTACTAGGGAGTTGTCCCAATGAGGCAACAACTTCTTCTTTAGTGTAATCTTCCATAAATTCTCTTTAAATTTCCAATAACTCCGGCTCTTCAGCATAGACCATTTGTTCACCATATAGTTCCTGTATACCTGTTATGATAGCAAATCTCTCCGTATTATATGATTCATATGGAAATGATGCCCTTGATAATTGAACTTCTTCAAGTATATAACCAAACTTACCAGGTTGAAGACCGAGTCTAACAACTTCTCTTACATTATATATCTCACCCTCTTTAATCCACTCACTTGATAGTACCCTGTCGGGTTTATTTTTATCATTTACACATATGACTTTCATACTCAAGTAAATCTACTTTTATATCTAGATTTTGTAGTTCTGTCTTCAATGTAAACATATCCATAAAATCTCCATGTTTTATATCACAGTAACCCTTTTTCTCAGCAATTACTGCACATTGCTCTGCTTGAACTGGTTCATGTGAGCAATACTCTATTAGGCAGGCCATAATATATAAGAAATTGTTACGATCATCATTATACATTCTAACTTTATGTGTTTTTATATTACTCATACTATAAATATACGAATTAAGAAAGACTAATATTATAATTCTTCCATATTATTTTATTTTGATCAAATCCACTAATTGCTTCTTTGACCCATTTCTCATCTACTGTACCAATATAACATAGGATATGTACAATAGCTTTATCATCTGGATTTAACCTGAGTAACCTACCTATTCTCTGACTAGCTTTTCTCTCATTACCATATGCATGCATAATAATACCTTGTTTTAAACCTGGTATGTTTACACCCTCATTTAATTGCAATACACATGAAAGTTTATCTATCTTACCATTTTTAAAATCAAGCAGATTCTCTTCAGAATCTTGATTATTACTGTGATAACTGTGAGTACACATTCTATCAGCTTGTTCCTGAGTATTAGCAAATACAATACACTTGCTTGTTATACTGTTTAACAAAACTCTTGCATATTTTTCTTTGCTTGTATACTCCATCATAGCTTTCATTCTCATTACTCTAAGTATATGAGGTTGCCCTGATGCTGTATCAATTCTTGTACCCCAATAACCATAGTTCTGCAACTCAGATGTAAGAAAACTTCCCTTCTGTGTTGAGACTTTATAGTTCTTGGCAGTATCAAGATTAATCTCATGCACAATTATTTGATAGTCATTGATAATACCATTCTCTATTGCGTCATCTGCATTAAAAGTATAGACAACTGGGCAATATTCAGATACTAATCTACCTTTCTCAGATGTTTTATGCTTAGGTGGAGTACCGGTTAAACCCAATACTCTACCTGCATAATTATTAAGAAAGGATCTGTGACTATCTAATAAACTGTGAACTTCATCAAAATAAACTGCATCATAGTCATTAGGATTATGTTTATTTAAGCTGAGATAAGTAGAGAAAGTAGCATTTTCTAATACTTTACTTAATCCAAATTTCTCAGCCTCATATCTCCATGAACTAATGATGGACAGTTTGGGAGCAACAATCAGAACACTTTGTAATGGAGAATAATGTCTCTCCATATGCTTTAAACCTACAAGAGTTTTACCTACACCTGTACCAAGTACAATAGTGCATTTCTTTTTAATCTCAGTAGCTCTCAATGCTTCTGCTTGTATTTCTTCTCTGTTCATACTTTTATTTTAAGTGTCCTAGTATTCTAGCCTCTGCAGGATGTGCATGAATCCAATCATGACAATTCCTACATACTGCTAACCAAGTACTCTGAACTAAATAAAAAGCATCTCTGTTAGCACCTGCATATGTATGGTGTACATCTGTAGCACCATTAGTGCATCCAGCTACTGTCACTTGACATAAATGGTTCTCTGTTAGAAATCTTTCTCTTAGTTTAAGATACTCTTGGTCTTTTTTCTTTCTCTTAGAAGAAACCTGGGGGATTTTGTAATCAGTTGGTTTCTGTACACTGTCACTATCAATGGCTTTTTGGCAACTCCAGCAATATTTACAGTATTTAAATCCCCCTTGGTTCTTCCATATAACGGTCATCTTTTGACAACCATCACACTCTTTAAGTTTTACTTGCATTTTTCAAACTTGGTAAACTAATAGGTGCTTCCCTTAAACTTAAAAAGTTTTTTGGAAGGATACCCTTAACTATAAAGGTACTAATAATATCATCCTTTGTGATGTTTAAATCTTTAAAAGTTAAAGTATTTCTAAAGTTATCATCAGTTTCAGTCTGACTAATAATACTAAAAGTAAGTTTTGATTTCGGAAACAATTCCTGAAATATATAATTAGTCTTTTTGATACTTACCTCCTGTTTAAATCGGTTTAATACAACCTGAGCTCTTTTATACACATTAACAATTCTTTGTTTTTTCTTAGAACATGTTCCTTTTAGTTCTTCTTCTGTTAATGCATCTAGACCATATAAAGCTCTTTTATACAAATAATTTTGATAAGTTGAATACTTATCTTGTTCATATTGAGCATACTTAGTACTACTCAATTGATAATCTCTGATGTCCTGTTTTAACTTTTCCATTTTATACATTTTAACTAATAAAAAAAATGAAAAGGGGCAGTTACCCGCCCCCTCTCAACCTATATCAAGATTTAATTAGATATTAAACTCTTGTCCAGCAGCACTCGTGATAGCAGCACTATTTGCTTTCTGGGATGCATCATATGCAGCACGTAGTTCATCAACATTGTCATGTTTGATCAATACATCCTCTGCATTAGAAGCTAAGGTATAAACAGTTTTACGATAGATTGGACTACCTTCAAACTTACATACTATACCTGTCTCACCTGCAATCTTAAGGTCTCTCTCAGGAGTTTTATCATTGAATGGTGTCAAAGCTTCTTTAATGACAATTCTACCAGATAATTCTTGTCCTGCATAGAAATTTTCTGCTTGTAATTCTTCAAGTAAACCTGGTACAATTGCAGATACTGGTTTTCTTCTCCAGAAACCCTTATCGTCAACCACGTTTCTTACTTGTTCTACACGGATATATCCAAACTTTGGATTATCAGATAGATTAACTACTGTTTTTGTTGTAGCATCAGCTAATACTCTTACTTTTGAGTTCATGTTTTTAGTTTTAATAAATTAATAGATAAATTGTTTTGAGTAGATTGTATACTATATCATTAGGTACTCATTCTAAGTGATAAGTGTTTAGTATTGCATATCGCGACTAGCAATACTAGTTATCCAGGATATCTCCAAGATCAATGATATCATCAAATGGTAAATCATCTGATGGTATATCATTTAGGTCATAATCTTCCATTGGAAGAAAGTCTGTGTCCATATATTTTTCTCTGATGTTCTTTTCAACAGCAGAACCGGTAAATGGGTCCCTAATGTGTTCACCATAGTCTATAGACATGAGGTATTGTATGTCTTCATCTGTAAGACTCAAGTATTCCTCTATTGTGAGGTGAATAACTTTACCATTAGGAAGCTGATATAACATTACCCGCATAAATATACAGGTAAATATATACCATTTATATTGATTCTAGTACTCTAAACTAATAATATTTAGCATTATATAGCTAAACAATGAAAAGGGGATACTGCTACCCCCTTTTTTCATTTATCAGGAAAAGCATATTCACAGAATATACTATCTTAAAACTCCCTAGTCATTGTTTCTTCTGTAATCTAGAATCTTATTCAATAAACCCTCATTATAGTTCGTCCAGAATTTTTTGTTAATCACTCTGTTTTTCAAAGTTGGTCCTTTTTTAAACTTGTAAACAGTACTAAATCCCTGTTTCACTGGACTACCATTTTCATCTATTACAGTACACTCAAGGTCAAACCCCATGACGGATGTCATGAGATTATATTGATCATATTTCATAAGTCCTATTTTAAATGTTAGTGATCCTGTTTGGATTCGAACCAAAGACCTACTGCTTAGAAGGCAGTTGCTCTATCCAACTGAGCTACAGAACCAAGAAGACTAATTATTAAGTTCTAAATCTTCATTGTACTCAAATGTTCCGGTCTCTATGTATTCTAAGATCTCAGCCCTATATGCATAATCTACAACCTTTCCATCTTTAAAGAACAAAGCATATTGCTTGTGTCCATCCATTGTCTGTTGGTACTCTACAGTCCCTGTAAGAAGATACCATATAAAAATTAGTTTTGTCATGATAAGATTAATCCATAAATAATTATACCTATACTAAATACTATAAATGTTGCAAGACCCCATTTAAGTGGAATCATTATCCTCTCCTCCTCAATAGATTTTTCAACTATACCAAGGTCCCACTGTAGGTCATTTATTCTAAACATTATAATCTCTGAATCTGCACTTGACTGATATGCAGCAATAATGAGGGACTGTATATCCCTCTTTTGCTCTTCAAGTTTTTTTAATTTTCTGTAAATCATTTTCCTGAATTTTTAATTTGTACATGTTTTTCCTGACTGTATGCATCACAATTAGAGGAACTCTTACAACTTACTAGTGCTGCAATAGTTCCAATAAATGTAAACCACAGTACTATTATCACTGCTGTTTTCATAATTAATAAATTTTAAAAAGGTAATTCATATAAATCAATAACTAAGTTTTCTGCATCCATTGCTTTATCTAGCAAGACTGCTTTCTTTAGTGCAAGTTTCTCTATTTTGGCATTGAGCTTATAAACTTGAAGTTGCTCAAACCATCTTTCATACAAATTCTGCTGGGATGACCACTGGATAACTCCCTCTATCCTGTATAGCATTGAACCGTTTTTTCCTACAAACTGAACCTGAAGACCAAACATCTCTCCCATCTTACGTGCATCTTCATGAGTAAGATTAATATTAAGTTTAATAATTGTATGGTTGCCAATATAATGGTAACCAAACGGAATAGACCTATTCATTCTTCTTTCTCCCAATCTATGTACCTTACCCTAATAGCTGTTGTTACTGCAAATGCAATAATAATAATTTGAGCTATCCATGCAAATACACTGTAATACTCAAAGTCAAATGCTGAACCTGTTGTCAATATTGCTTCTAAGAATATGACCAATAGGAGTGCACCTGCTATAAACTGAATTGTTTTAACCATCTCTGTAAATTTAATTGTTTGTAAATAGACCATAGTCAGTGAGTTATTTAAGCTCACTGACCTGTTTCATTATATCCGTAACTTCATCTGGTGTAAGATATCCCATAACATCATTTGTTATATGTGTATCATAGCATAATTCAGAATACTTCATATCAGGAGTCATTCTGATTACTGCTAATTCATACAGACCATCTCTTCCACCATAAGAATATCGGCCCTGGATTACAGATACACCATAGTGATTATCAAATAAATGATGTGCACCAATTCCCATATCTGTGTCTTCAAATTGTAAATCTTCAAATGTCATAAGTTGATTTTTAAGTTAATAATTAAGTTACTATAAGTTGATTACCCCTATGCACTCAGTTATAATATCGTACACACTAGTACTTTTTCATAGATAGTTTATTGGACATTACTCCTTACACCTAGGCTTAGAAATCAGTTTGTTAAGCTGAACTTATATTATAACTGTTTGTGCATATAGTTATTACTAGGACTTAATAACACGCTAAGTTTTAAGTATTGATAGTTATCATCCCGCAGTGGTAAAATAACATATACTAATGTACTTGCTGACCTTGGTCATTAAATCCTAAAAAAATCTTTACCCTATTCTCTTATTAGGTTATGTAAAGACTATAAAATTGTGGCAGTATTTGAGAATAACTGGTGGAATCTTACCCTAGTAATCATTCCTGATTACACCTTGGCTGGACTTAAGGAATTCCACGTACTAATGCCTT